CATCCCGGACTTGTTTGGAATACACTCTTCGGCCCGCTGGCTCATCTCGGATTAGCCCGAGCTTATGCGCTTTCGGGCGACACAACACGAGCACGTAACACCTATCAAGACTTCCTCAGCCTTTGGAAAAACGCCGATCCTGACATCCCGATCCTGAAGCAAGCCAAGGCGGAGTACGCGACGCTGCAGTAAAACGCGCAAAACTTATCACGAAAGCTAGCAGTTGTCACCGCGAATACTGTGCCCAATTTCGCGGTTGCGCAGCGTTTCTGATCGAGATATAGATCGATCGTTCACTGAGCGCAACGCCCAGCGCTCTCCGCTGAATAAAAATTAATGGCCCGCACGTGCACCATCTGCATGCACCATCGCCGCGATGCCGTCGACAAAGCCCTGCTGCGCGGCGAGCAGCTCAAGGCAGTCGCGCGCCGGTACGGCGTATCGGACGACGCGCTTGGACGTCACCGCAAACACATGCAGATAGTGATCGCCAAGGCGGCTGCGCAAATCGAGCAGAAGGATTTGGCTTATGGCTCGGCACTGCTGGCGGAGATCGCGCGGATTCGGGCGGACGCGGAGCGCCTACAGATTGAGTCAGAGCGCCGCCGGGATGTGAGGTCGGCGCTGCGAGCCATCCACGAGCGCTTGGCCGTGGTCGAGCTTGAGGCCAAACTCAGTGGCCAGATCGACACCTCTCCAAAAAATGTCACGATCAACGTGCAGGCAATCAGCCCGGAAGAGGCGGTTGAGTATGCGCGCGATGTATTGGAATTCTTCGGCGCGAGCGCGAGTACGCCGAGCGAACTCCCAGCGCCAGTGATCGATGCCAATAAGATGCCGTTGGACGGAGGAATGCATGGCAACTGAGCTGAACAATCTCGCCGTGACGCCGCTTGAGCGCGCGTCAGCTCTGCGTATGCTGTTGGCCGAGGGGCTGGCTAATGATTTCGCCGGATTCGTGAAGAAGGCATGGCGAATTCTCAACCCTGCCCGTCCGCTCGTTTGGAACTGGCACTATGACTTGCTTTGCGAGTACCTGACCGCTGTTCATCAAAGCAAGATTACGCGGCTAATCATGAATGTGCCGCCGCGAACGGCAAAGTCCACGATTGCGACCATTTGCTTTCCGTGCTGGGTCTGGGCGAACAATCCGGAACGCAGCTTCATCTCGGCGTCGTATTCGATGGATTTGTCGTCCGAGCATTCTCTCATCCGCCGGAACCTGCTGCAAAGCGAGTGGTATCGGCGCATGTGGGGTGACAAGTTCAGGCTTTCGGGCGATCGCAATCAAGTCGCTCAGTTTATGAATGATAGGAGAGGACAAATGATAGCAACCAGCATTGGCGCGACCACGCTTGGAAGAGGTGGCGATGTTTTGATACTCGACGATCCGGTGAGCGCGGATCAGGCGCTGTCGGATGCGGAACGCAACAACGCGAACGACTGGATCGACAATACATTTCGATCCCGGCTGAATGATCCCGCGAAAGGCGCGATTGTGCTGATCATGCAGCGGCTGCACGAACTCGACCCCACCGGCTTCTTGCTGCAAGAAGATGGCATTTGGACTCACATCCGAATCCCGCTCGAAGCAGAAGAGGATGAAACTTGGACGTTCCCGATCTCCGGGAGGGTCGTGTACCGAAAAAAGGGCGAGATATTGATGCCGGAGCGATTCCCGCCAGAGACGGTGGAGCAGTTGCGCTCCCGCCGCTTAGTTTATGCGGGCCAGTACCAACAAAATCCGGCACCGGTCGAGGGAAACCTGATCAAGCGCTCGGAAGTCCGCTACTACGGCGGGATTGATCCGAGGACTGGTCAGCCGGACGAGAAGCTGCCGGAGAGCTTCGATCGAAAGATCATTTCCATCGATGCTGCGTTCAAAAATTCAGATACATCAGACTACGTGGCAATCTGCGTGATCGGTGTTAGGGGCCGGAAGCGTTACGTTTTGAATGCGATTATCAAGCATCTGGACGCAGCGGCCACAGAAGCGGAGATCAGGCGGCAACGCGATGTACATCGGCCAGTGTGCGCGGTACTAATCGAGGACAAGGCAAATGGACCAGCCATCATTCAGCGTCTGAAGGTTAACATCCCCGGCGTTATCGCAATCAATCCACAGGGCGGCAAAGCCGCAAGAATGTTCGCAGCGGCACCCGAGTGGCAGGCAGGTGATTGGTACCTTGATAGGAACGCCGCTTGGACGGAGCCGTTTATCGAACAGATCACGATGTTTCCTAGTGCCAAGCACGACGACATGGCCGATGCAATGTCGCAGGCAGCAGCTTGGTTGCTGCAAACGCCCGTGCACACGGTTCAGGTGATACCCGTGCGACTATGAAAGCACCGAACGAATCTATTCTTTTCAATCCTCCGAGCCATGTAGAGGCGGCGTATTTGATATCAGAATGCCTTTTGGGCAACCGACAGAAGCGTGATGTCAGTCTAACCTTGGAGCGAGGTAGCCACATGACGGCTCGGAAAACCAAGCGGAAGAAATCTAAGGGCAAACGACGAACGAGGTTAGTCGCAACCCGAACTACAGTTCCAGCAGTGGTCAGCATCGATGGTGCCGTGGTACCTAGGCCGGTCACTGACGTCGTGACTGAGAAAACATACATCACGACCGAACCTGAAATCGAGATCAGGAAACCGGCGACTCTCGCACAAGCGCTCACGGAGCCAGCCGTTGCCGTAGTAAAACCGAAGACCAAAGTTCGCAAGGAGATCGCGAAAACGCGTCGGGGCGCTTGACGACTCGCACCAGCGGCTTATACGCCGCACTCAGGATCATTCAACCCACCTGCTTTCTCGCTCACTGCGTTGTACAGAGTCCCAATGCCGACTCCCAGTGTGTGGGAGATTGCTCGCCATGAAGCCCCAGCACTCCGCAGGGCTGCCACCCGCTCCACATCTACCACGACGCGAGGTCGTCCGAGCTTTTTACCCTTCCGCGTCGCATTACGAAGACCAGCGCGAACTCGCTCCCGGATCAACTCCCTTTCGAACTCGGCCATGGAAGCGATAATCCCAAACATCAACCTGCCCGACGCAGTGGTCAGGTCGAGGTTGTCTCGCAGACTGATGAACGCGACGCCCACGCACTCCAGCTCCGCCAGCGAATTCACGAGGTGCCTCAGCGAACGCCCGAAGCGATCAATTTTCCAGACCAAAACCGCATCGAACTTGCGTCGACGCGCGTCGTTCATTAGGCGATCGAGCGCAGGACGTGACTCCCTGCTACCCGAAGACCCGCGATCGACGTATTCTTCAACGATCTGAAAGCCGCGCCGTTCCGCGTATTCAGTCAGCTCCTGCAACTGCATCTGTGGACTCTGGCCCGCTACGGTGGACGTCCGCGCGTAGATAGCGATCCGTTGAGCTTTCATGGCCGCGCTCCTCATGCGGTCTCCCGGCCAAAAAAACCGATCTTGGCTGCGAATGAGGCTTGCGCTTCGGTCAGTTCACTTGTGCTGAGTCCGGCGACGGCGATCAAGCGGAGCCACTTTTGCAGCACGTCTGCGTAACTGCCAATAAAGTGCGTCTCATCGGCCTTGCCGTCTGTCCGAGCCAGCACGAGTTCATCAGAGGTCACGACAATTTCGGCAATGGCTGGTTGCGTGAAGCGCTCTCCAATGACGAACGCGACAATGGCCGCCATGGCAGTAGTCATCCCCGGAAAGCGATTCGGGTGAAGTTTCTGGGTGAGTGCAATGTGTTGGTGAAAAAGGTGGTACTGCTGAGGTGTGTTCATGCCTTCGCTCCTTGAAGAGAGTTCGGGCATCAGGTGACCAAAAACAAAAATGCCGCCTACATCAGGCGGCTTCGTCGTGGAGAACGTTTGCAAAATCTACTTGCCGCATCGAGTCTTGCGACTCAAACCACCGTGCTCTCCAAGTCGGTTGGTGGCCCTAAAGGGTGCTCCTGATGCTGATAACATTGTATCCTTTCCCCTTCGAGCCTGCCAATCCGGCACACTGGTAATACTCCGAGTCTCCGAGAGAGCACGTCTACCCCATGTCCTTCCCCTTCCGGTCAAGATCGACAGCGTTGCCGGTACTGCATTGCAAAGCCGCTCACAAGCAGTACAATGCGAGCGATTCAGAGCTGAAAACGAGATTCCTGTGTACACAAAAGCGAAAAAGTTTCGCTGCCAATTGTGGCGGCGCATATAGTTTCGTTTCAGTTCTGCAAAACACTCCAGAGGAGGAGATGGATGCGCAAGCTAATGTGTGTAGTGGGCCTCGTATGTCT